TAACGTAAGTGCATCTTTTGATGGAATGGTAGAAGCAGAAATTACTTTCCAAGGTACTGGTGCAGTAACAATCGGAACAGCAAATTAATTAATTAATTAGAAAAGGAAGATATATGGCAGTAATAGATAGAGTGAAGGCACAGTTTGAATCTTTAGGAATTAAAAAGATTGAGGTAGCTGAGTGGGGCGAGGAAGGCAAACCTTTAATAATATATTGCTCACCATTTACTTTAGGTGAGAAAAGAAACCTATTTAAAGGTGCTAAAAATGATGATCTAGGAGTATTAGTAGATGCAATCGTTTTAAAAGCAAAAGACTCTGAAGGAAATAAAATATTTAAGCTAGATGATAAGCTAACATTATTGAATAATGCTGATGCAAATGTTATAGCTAGAGTAGCAACAGAAATGTTAGCTGGTGTTTCTTACGAAGATACCGAAAAAAAGTAAGATTTGACAAAGAGCTTTATACCATACTTGCTCTTGGTCACGAATTAAAAAAAAGTATGGAAGAAATGCTTTCTCTAACTGAGGAAGAATTTTATTATTGGATAGCGTATTTTAAAGTGAAGGCAGAAAAAGATAAACAGAACTATGGCAGATCAGCAAGTAAAAATAACAATCTCCGCAATAGATAATGCCACAAAAGCACTTAACGATGTTAAAAATAGTTTAAAAGGCGTAAGCAAAGAAACCGATAATACTCAACAAAGTTTTTTCACACTTAGAACAGCAATAGTAGGGTTTGCTTCAGTTGCTTTAGTATCTTTAGGCAAACAAGTTATAGACGTAACTAGAACATTCCAAGAACTAAGAGGGAACATTATAAATGCAGTTGGTTCAGTTGAAAAGGGAACACAAACATTTAATGATTTATCTGAATTTGCTAAAACAACTCAATTTAGCATACTTCAATTAGGCAGATCGTTTCTTACATTAAGTCAAAATGGTGTAGCACCCACTGATAGACTTTTAAGAATATTTACACAAACTGCTGGTAATGCAACTAACAAAGTAGATGCTTTAAATGATTTAACTAGATTATTTGCAAGAGGAGCTCAAGGTGGTTTTAATATACAATCTTTAAATCAATTAGTAGCTAATGGTATTCCAGCATTTCAAATACTAAGAGAGGAATTAGGATTAGACGAAAAAGCTTTAATGAGATTATCTAATACTGCTGAGGGTTCACAATTAATATTAGACAACTTATTAATAGGGTTAGAAAAAAGAGCAAATAACTCAGTAAAACCTATTTTTGATTTAAATATTTCTTTTAAAAATTTTTTTGAAACAATAGAAGCTGGTTTATTTCAAATAGGAGATCAAGAAGAATTAGCTGGTTTTGTAGATCAATTAACAGAATTATTAAGAGCATTACAACCAATTATAGATGTTATAACTTTATTTGTTGGAAAAATATTACAAGGTTTAATTTATGCCTTACAAATTGTTAATCCACTAATAAGTTTATTTTCTGAAATATTATCTGATTTATTTATACCTATAAAAGCAGTTGCTGATAATATGAAAAAATATTTAAACAAAGCATTTGATGAAATGGCTAAAGGTTTAGATTTTATTAGAAGAAAATATAAAGAATTTAAAGAGTTTGTATTTGGCAAACCAATTCAATTAGAAGTAGTCCCACCAAAAACAAAAGCTGTTGTAGAAGAAACAACAAAAGTACCAGCAGAATTGTCAGCTACACAAAAAACAGTTCAAGCATTACAAGTTGCAGCATTTGATTTAAAAGCACAATTTAAAGATATATATTCTGTAATTGCACAAGGAATGGTTAGTGGAATTAAAGATGTTTCTAAAGCATTAGCTGAATCAATAGTTCTTGGTAAATCTTTACAAGCATCATTTGCAGATATAGCTAGAAATTTATTAATTAAAATTATTGCTGGTTTAATAGAAGAACAATTAGCTAAACTTGCTTTATTAGCTTTAGACGAAATAGCAGTTTTATTAGGATTAAAAAGATTAGCTATTGAAAAAGAAATTACTAAAGAGAGAAGAAAACAAATTGGTGATGGTGTAACAGATTCTAACCCAGAAGAAATGGCTAGAAAACAATTATCAAATATAATTGATGAATTATGGACCAAATTAAAATCATCATTTGATACCATTTTAACTTCAGTATCAGATATATTTACTAATATAGGTTCTTATACTGATGACATATTTAATAATATAGGTAGCAGTATAGGTGATATTTTATCTTCATTAAGTTCTAGCGTTGGAGATATATTCAGTTCAATAGGTGGTTCACTAGGAGATATACTTGGAAGCGTAGGGAGTATGTTCGGTGGTGGAGGAGGGGGTGGTGGATTTGATTTAGGTACATTATTTGATTTAGGATCAATGTTCTTTATGGCAGAAGGTGGCGCTGTTAATGCAGGTACGCCTTATACAGTAGGAGAGCGTGGTAGAGAGCTGTTTATACCAAGTTCCGATGGAAACATCATACCGAACCAAGACTTGCAGTCTAAAGCGAATAGCTTCAACTTTACGATTGTTGCAACAGATGTTAAAGGTGTTAAAGAATTATTATTAGATAATAGAGCAACTATCGTTAATATTATGAATCAAGCACTTAATAGCAAAGGAAGAAGTAATTTAGTATAATGAGTGGTACATTTCCTTCAACTCCAGCAACTAGAGCAGTATCAGTAAGTTCAAAACAAAATACTATTGTATCAACTACTGTATCTGGCAGACGACAAGCTAGACAAATTGATGGGCAAAGATTTGGATTAGTTTTACAATTTCCAGTTATGACTAGAGCTGAGTTTGCACCTATAATGGCTTTTATTATGAAACAAAGATCACAATTAGAATCTTTTACTTATGTGCCAGAAACTATTTCAGATACTAGGGGTACAGCAACAACAGTAATATCAGTAGTAGGTTCACATACTGCTGGAGATACTACAATCGCAGTAGATGGAATGGGAAACAATTTAACTGGTGTTTTAAAAGCTGGTGACTTTGTTAGATTTACTGGTCAAACAAAAGTTTATATGGTTGTAGAAGATTTATCTTCAAATGGTTCTGGTGCAGGAACATTAACTATTGAACCACCATTAAGAGCAAACCTATCTGATAATACAGTTTTAATTTATAACAATGTAGATTTTACAGTAGGACTTACAAACGATATTCAAGAATTTGCAGTAGGCACAGAAAACTATTTCCAATACGAAGTTGATGTTATAGAGGTATTGTAATGCCTAGATCATTAAACGCTTCATTAATCACAGAACTCGCTACTAATAAACTTAATCCAGTAGAACTTGTTTATCTAGGAGTAAGCACAGGATTTTATTTTACAGATCACTATAAAGATATTTCTTTTGATGGAAACAGTTATATTTCCTCATCATTATTTTTAGGTAGTTCTGAATCAGCAGAATCTTCAGAAGTATCAGTAAGTAATTTAGTAGTTAAGTTTGGTGGCGCTGACCAAACTATAATCTCTTTATTTCTTAACAATGATTATATGGATAAGAGGGCTTGGGTATATAGAGGTTTTTTAGATCAGAACCAAGCATTAATAAATTATCCATTTTTATTATTTGATGGAAGAATTGAAAATCTAAGTATTGAAGAAGATAATAATAATTCAACTGTATCTATTTCTATCGCATCACATTGGGCAGACTTTGATAAAATCAAAGGAAGAAAAACTAATACCAATTCACAAGCATTACATTTTCCAACCGATGTAGGATTTGATTATGCTTCACAAACTGCAAAGGATATTAAATGGGGCAAGGCATAAATGATCTTTACAAAATTATACATTTATACAGACAGTTCCCAAGATACGATAAAATGAAATATCAAGATTTAGTAAATATGATTTTGCCTTCTTTTAATTTAGACCAATACCAACTTCACCAAGTTAATGGTGAAGTTATTGGATTTACTAATTGGGCGTATCTAAGTGATGAAGTAGAAAAAAGATTTATGACTACTGGTAGATTAAAAACTAATGAATGGAAATCAGGTAATAATATTTGGCATATTGAAACAGTTGCTAAAAGTAATTTAAGAGCAATAATGAATTGGACAAAAGAATATTTTAGAAATGTATTAGAGGTAGACCAACCTTTAAAATGGTTAAGGATAGCTGATGATTCAACTATTTATAGAAGATCTATGAAATTTAAAAGGGAGTTCCATAATGGGCTTTGATCCAGTAACAGCATTTGTAGTTCAACTTGTAGTAACAACAGCAATCTCTTGGGTTTTAAAACCTGATCCACCAAAGAGAAATGTGCAACAACAAGAAACAGCACAAGGAATTTTAGTTAATAAAGCATCAAACAATAGTGCCATTCCAGTAGTTTATGGAAGAAGGCAAGTTGGTATCGCTAGAGTATTTGTTGAATCTTCTGGTTCAAATAATCAATATCTTTATATGGCAGGAGTTCTTTGCGAAGGTGGTGGTAATGGAATTGAATCAGTAGATGAAATTTATGTTAATGATAAACTGGTAGTTTGGTCAGGTGCATTAACTGATGGAACAGTACGAACAGTAAATAGTTCAGATACTAATTTTTATAAAGATGGAAGTTTAATATCAGTTCAAGCATTTTATGGATTAGACAATCAATCAGTTTCATCAATACTAGATGAATCTACTAACTGGGGAAGCAATCATAAATTATCAGGTGTTGCTTATTTAGCTTTTAAATTTACTTGGAATCAAGACGCATTTAGTTCACTACCAGAAGTTAAAGTAGTTCTCAAAGGTAAAAAAATTTATGATCCTAGATTAGATTCTACAAAGGGTGGTTCTGGTTCACACAGACAAGATACAGCTTCTACTTGGACATATTCACCCAATTCAGCTTTATGTCTTTTAGATTATTTAAGAAATACTAGATATGGAAAAGGTTTGCCAAATTCATCATTTGAAACTAATTATGATTCTTTTAAAACAAGTGCAAATATTTGTGAAACACAAGTTACTCCATATACTTCAGCACCATCAGATATAGATTTATTTGAAACAAATCTAGTTATAGATACAGAACAAAAAGTAATAGACAATGTAAGAGAATTATTAAATCCAATGAGAGCAATATTTACCTACACACAAGGTAAGTATTTTTTAATTATAGAGAATACTGGAACATCTTCATTAAGTTTAAATTCAGATAATATAATTGGTGGTATTAAAATATTTGGTGAAAAGAAAAATACTAAATACAATCGTGTTATAGGAACATTTGTTAATCCTGATAAAGAGTGGCAAGAAGATACAATAACATTTCCACCTGCTGATGATTCTGGATTACCAGTTGGTGATAGATATGCAACTTTACTAGCTGAAGATAATGGAACTCAATTAGAAGGCAATTTTACATTTCAAGGAATTACTAATCCTTATCAAGCTGAAGAACTTTGCGAGATTATATTAAGAAGATCAAGAAATGCTTTAGCAGTAGAAGTTATGGTAACTTCAGAAGCATTAAATTTAACAATAGGTGATATAGTTGATTTAACTTATTCTACTGGTGGATTTAGTGCTAAACCATTTAGAGTTTATGGATTAAGTATAAATACAGATTCAACAGTTTCATTAAAACTTATAGAGCATCAAGATAATTTCTACACTTGGACTTCTAAAGCAGAAGCGCCAACTATTTCTGATACAACACTTCCAAATCCTTTTTCTGTTGCCCCACCTTCAGCAATAACATTATCAGATGATCTAATTGAATATAATGATGGAACTTGTATAACTAGATTAAAAGTAGATATAACTGCATCACCTGATGCTTTTGTAGATCAGTACGAAGTAGAAGTTAAACAAACTTTTGACAGAAAAGGAATTGCTGTAAGTGATGACTTTAGAGTTATTGGTAGAGGTATAGCTTTAAGTTATGATTTATTA